GTTCTGGCGTTGTTATATTATTTTTTTTTCTAAAATCGAGGTCAGCTATTTTTTTAACAAGGTCTATTTCGGAAAGAACTTGAGAGTTTTGGCCTGCCGTCACCAAAGCATTTGACTGAGCGACTAAATTGCCTAGGTTTAAACCTTGATTTTCCAGATTTTGTTTTAATACCTTTCCATCCCGCATTTTATTTTCGGTATCAGTTTGGCTGAACTTATAAGCTGTATTGGCATTAGCTAAGCCTGTATTGGCCTTAGCTAAACTTGTGTCAGCCCTCATTTTGTTGCTTGTTAAAACGCCACGTTGGTCTACCAACTCGTCAAATATCTTACGCTGTAAGTTGTTATCCCGATCTGCTTTCTCAAGACCAGCCAGCTGGGTACGAACAGCCAGTCCACTCTTAGCGTCGCCGTACTTTGTGTAGATGTCGCCTAGGGCTTTATAGCGTGCCCGTTCTAGCTCAGTACCTTCTAACCCTTTACCAAGACCAGTTTTGAACTTTTCATCGTCCATAAGCTCAGCGGTTTCATAGTCCATCCCAATCTTTTTGAATGTACCGTACGTCGAGTTAAAGTTATCGGCAAACTCCTGCCAGCCTGATTTACGTGCCATGTTCAAGCTCCTTAAATTCTATACCGAGTGCATCATAATCCACAGCCAAGAAGCCTAGATCTGTCATCTGAACAGCGTCTGGGTAGACTAGCTCGACCTCATCAGCCATCACACCAACGAACCGTCGGCCCTCTGTTTCGCCTTTATAGTTAAACGCGTAGAGAGTAAGCGCTGTGCGCTGATCGACCCCGACTTCAGTTATGTTTTCTTTAAGGCGGCGATCAGAACCGAAGAACGCAGTTTTAACAGCAGCCGCTCCACCGAGTGCACCACCAATATCGCCAAGTAAGCTGCCACTTGTGTTAATGTAAGTCTGCGTCTGGTTGTTAAGAACGTTGCCAAGACCTTGAAGCTGCATACGCTGTCCCGAACCAATAGTTCCTGCGCCAATAGCCATGTTGCCCATGTAGTTCTGACCAGCAGATTGAGCGCTGTTACCAGCAAGACCACCAGCTTGAGACGCGCCACCGTAGGCAGCAAGAGATGTCTGACCCAAGTTACGACCAAGTCCTACGGCACCGAGTTGTCTGCTGTAGCCCATTTGCTCCGCGCCAGTCCGTGCGTTCGTCATAGCGTTGGCTCGTGCAGCAGATTGTTGTAGCGCAGATGCGTTCTGCATACCGGCAAAGCGTCCAGAGTTGGGGTTTACCCCCATTGCGCCCATTGCTCTGCGGTTCATGCCTTGCGTTTGGTTAAACGCTACACCCACGTCGGCAGCTGCCTTAGACGCTAGATCGTTCTGGTAGGCTTGCGTATTAAACCGCTGTGCGTCACGCACTAGGCCTTGCTCGACCGGACGGAACGTATCGCGCTGATAATTGTAGTAATCCCTCGCCTGATCCATCTGCTCTTGTTGGGCGGCTATTTGGTTGTTGGCGATGCCTTCAAGGATAGGCTGATTACGATTATACTGCTCGCGGGCAAAGGCTAGTTGTTCTCGCCCAAGGCCAGCTTGTATTTCTGCGGCTTCTCGACTTGCGTTAGCTAACGGCGCGTAGTCGGGGGCTTCTACGTTGTTCTTGCCCATTTAACTTTCCTTTCCGGTAATTCTCAGGCCATAGGACGAGGACGATAATATCTTGACCGTCGGTGCCAGCCTCGTGCATGACGCCTTCTTCAATGAAGCCAATGTGTTTATCCAGTATAAGTGCTTTTTCATTTTCAACTTCTACCAACCCTGTCACTCTACGGAGTTCGCAAGTCTTGAACGCATATACAAAAGCGTGATCCAGCAACTCCATCAGGCCTTTTGTGGGTTTACTAACCGCTATGTGAGCTGTTGCGCTGGAACCTGTGAAGTTGTTAAACACCACGCCAGCTACAAGCTCACCTTTTAGTTCAGCGCCCATAGCGTAAAAATCACCCCAAGACGACACTTGCCCCACTTGGTTAGCGACCCAATCACCGACCCGTTCTTTCTCATCGAATACAAGAACCGACGAAGTCATGGCAATACCTGTTTACGCGTTAACACATTATAGAACATTTATCAATCCGGTTTTGTTGGCCAAGTAGTGTTACTCGGGTCTGCTGTTGTAGGGAGATCACGCAAAGCCTGTCGATACGTGGCCCACTCCTGTTTCTTTGCATCACCTAAAGGACTATCGGGAAGCTGAGTGTAGTCGCTGTTTAAAAGAAGTTCGTTTCTCCGCTTCCTCAAAAACTCTTCATCTGTATAAGTTTTATACGCCATCTAAGCCTCAATCGCTACAGCTAGAATACGTAGGCCAGAGTTTACTGTAACTGACCTGTCATTGCTGTTTGTGTTCAGAAGTCTGATTTTAAATGTCGCCGTTCCTGTCGAACTATCTTTAATCGCGTGACAGGTTTCTTCGTGGCTTAGAGGATTATCATTGGACCCCTGATAGCTGACATTCCTTGTCCAACTATCGTTTGTAGCTCCAGTCAGACATCCAGTGCTAGTCATATACATCGTTGCACTAGCTTGGTTGCTATTACTATTTCCATACATAGAAAATTTTCGTGAGATCAGTATCTTTGAACTTGCTTGGATACCACTCAAGGTAAGCGTCCATGTATATTCGTCATTCCAATTGTTAAGTCGAACAGAAGTTGTTGTTAAAAGGTTTTCCATAGTGCTAAGACCCGGTAGTACACCTATATCTAACGTGTTGCCTACGATCTTATCGGCACTCAAAGTCCCTGCATAGACGTAGTTTGAAACAATACTGTCCGCTACAATAGAGATGTCCGACCATGCTGTTCCTGTCCAACGTTTAAAGTTTTCGGTTGTAGTGTTGTAGTACAGATCACCGGTATCGCCCGTTCCAAGCGTGGCCCCAGCAGCATTTGTCGTAGGGTCTGACGACGCGTAGTAAATAGTAGTTTTGTGGTTTAGCTGCGTAGAGGTTGCGTACGCTGTAAGGTCAGGTCTTCCCGTAAGGTTAGAATAGTTCCCAGTTGTGGCTACAGCAGCTAGGTCAGTAATCTTAGAAGCCGTTAGACTAGGCACTTGCCCGACAGTAAGCTGTCCACTTATTTTTGCGTTGGTGATTGTAGCGTCGCCAATTTTAGCCGTGGTAATAGCAGCGTCCGCTATCTTTGCCGTGTTTATAGTAGCGTCTTGAATTTTGGCACTTGTTATAGCTGCATCAGCTATTTTAGCTGTTGTTATGTTAGCGTCGACAATCTTGGCTGTAGTAACGTTTGCGTCTTGAATTTTAGCTGTAGTAACAGCAAGGTCCGCAATTTTTGCGTTAGTAACTCCTAGGTTTTCTATCTTAGCTGTGGTAACAGCAAGGCTATCTATTTGCGCTTCTGTAACGGCAGCGGTGCCAATCTTGGCAGTAACAATAGCAGCGTTGCCTATCTTGGCTGTGTCGACTGCGAGGTCGCCTATCTTTGCAGTGCTGATAGTGCCGTTCTGTATAAACGTGTCTTTCATGTACACGCCAACAGGAATTACCTCCCCGCCAATAGTAGTAGCTGTGGTTCTTACTATAAACGGTTCTGCTGGAGTAATACCTGGGCCGGAAGGACTAGCAATGCCAAACTGGTCTGCTCGTACGAGAAACTCACTCGTGGGTGTGCTAGTATTTGTAGAGCTTGCGAGGCCGTAGCCAGTTACATACCCGTTGTTATCTATCTTAACTGTATACTTGCCTTCTGCAACCCCTATCGAAACAGTGTTAGCTGCAATATTATCTACTTTTGCTCCTAGGTCAGCGTGAAGCATTGACTCCGTAATAGCACCAGAAAGAAGAGCATTAGTTAAAGCGGGGTCTATAGCTGTAGTTGCGGCAGTGCCGTCTGTTGCATTAAACGCGCTTGCTAGGCCATTTCTGTTTACGTTCTTAACCCAATAGTACCGTGTAGCAGAGTTCCCAATAGCGTGGGAAAACGTCGTTCCCGCAGACATTCCGATTAAAACAGCTTGGCTCAAGC